GATGATTTCCGTCCTTAACGGAAAGGAACATCTTACTGGCGAAGAAATTGCCGAAGCCATAACAGGACAGGCTACACAGATATTACCTATTGATTTCTTGGAGGGTGGCGGAGGATTGAATGCCTTTGTACCGAGTGCCTACAAACCCTTGTGGGAAGCCTACGTTGCAGAAAAGAGCTGGACGGGTATGCCACTTTATAAAGACACACCTTACAACAAAGATATGCCCGAATGGACAAAGGCGTATAAGAGCGCCAATAAATACATTGTCGGATTGGCCAATGCCATGAATGAAGCTACGGGCGGGGACCCATATACAAAAGGAACGATTGACTTTAATCCGGCAAAGGTAGAATATCTCTTGAACGGATATTTCGGTGGTGTTTTCGGTACTATTGACAAAATGGCCAAGACAGCGGAAACCATTTCCGGAACAAGAGAATATGACCCACGCAGCATCTTATTGGTAAACAGACTGGTCAAAGCCGGGGACGAACGCACCGAGTACAGGGCTGTAAACAATGAGTATTTCCGGTTGAAAGAGGAGCATGACCGATTGAAAACTCGATTGAAGCATTACGAGGAAGATACTGAGAACGACATCTTTGATTATGCTGAAAAGATTGATTTTCTTTACAACTCACCCGAATATGAGCGGTACGAAATCTTTGAGGATTATCGCAGGGATATTGACGACCTCTATAATGAGTTGAATGATGTAGTTGATGATGAGGAGCGTAAGAGTATTGAGTCTGAATTGAATGAACTCAAAAAGGAGATGATAGAAGAAATGAATCGGACTCGTAAACGTAAATAGTTAAACATAGGATGATTGCCCGGAACAGTATCTTTGTTCCGAGCAATCATTAAAACGATGAAATTATGGATACGAATAAGAACAAAAGAAAGTTGCTACCCATGAGCCGTATCTCTACCAAACGAGATGATGCTACCGAGATAGACACCGTTGTTTCTGCAAAACGATATGGAGACCGCCGGGCATTTGATATTCTGATGGAAGCACAATACTATTGGAATCAGATGGAAGATTTTCGGAAAGACAGGGAACGGAACAAACGCTATACCTACGGTTTCCAATGGGACGATATGATTTGTGTGGACGGAAAATCCATGAGCGAGGAAGAATACATTAAAAGTCAAGGCAACGTGCCTTTGAAAAACAACCTTATCCGTAGACTTGTGCGAAGCGTGCTTGGCGTGTATCGAAGCCAAAGTAAAGAACCGACCTGTACCGCACGTGATCGGGATGAACAGAAACTTGGTGAAACGATGAGTACGATACTTCAATGCAACATGCAGCTTAACCGAATGAACGATGTATATGCCCGAACAATGGAAGAGTTCCTGATAAGCGGTTTTATCGTTCACCGTAAGTCGTACGGTTGGCGTAATGGAAAAGAGGATTGTTGGACGGACTATGTGCAACCCAATAATTTCTTTATCGACAACAACATGAGAGATTTCAGAGGTTGGGATGTTTCCGTGCTTGGAGAAGTTCACGACATTTCTTTCGGGCAGTTGTGTGAACAGTTCGCATCAAGTCCGCAGGAATACAGACAATTGCGTGACATTTACAAGTGGGCGGCAAGGAAAGATTACATAGCCACATATGCGGAGCGTTTCGGGTATAGCCGCTTGGAAAACTACGATTTTCTATTCACAAGCGAGCCGGGACGATGCCGTGTGATAGAGATATGGCGCAAGGAGCAAAAACCGAGATACCGTTGCCATGACTACCAAAACGGCGATATTTTCAAAATAGACGAAGAAGATTACGCACAAGTGGTGCTTACTGAAAATGAAGAACGTATGCGTATGGCCAAGGAAGCCGGTATGCCGGAAGATGAGGTTCCGTTGATAAAAGCTACTTGGTTTGTGGACGATTATTGGTATTTCTATTACCTTTCTCCTTTTGGCGACATATTGAGGGAGGGGGAAACGCCTTACGAGCATGGAAGCCATCCATATGTTTTCAAGGCATATCCGTTCATTGATGGTGAAATCCATTCATTCGTTGCTGATGTAATCGACCAGCAGAGATATACCAACCGGTTGATAACTCTCTATGACTGGATTATGAGGGCAAGCGCAAAAGGTGTGCTGATGATGCCGGAGGATTGTCTTCCTGATGGTGTGAGCATTGACGATATTGCAGAGAGTTGGACCGAGTTTAACGGCGTGATTGTCTATAAGCCGAGCAAGAGTGGTAAGGTTCCGGAGCAGGTAGCCAACAATTCCACCAACATAGGTATTGCAGAATTGCTCAATATACAGCTGAAGTTCTTTGAGGACATTTCAGGCGTGACAGGTGCATTGCAAGGGAAACCGGGATATTCGGGAGAAAGCGCATCACACTATAACCAACAGACAGAAAATGCCACCAAATCATTACTTGATTTGCTGGAGTCGTTCAGTTGCTTTGTAGTTGACGGTGCATACAAGGACGTGAAGAATATGCAACAGTTTTATGATAGCAAACGTGTATTCAATATTGCAGGCAAGAGTGGTGCACAAATCGAATATGACCCGAAGAAAATACGTGATGTAGAATTTGATTTAAGCATTACCGAAAGCACTTCAACACCGGCATACAGGCATCTTGCTAACGATATGCTTATGCAGTTGTACCAGTCTCAGGCAATTAGTGTAGAGCAGCTGCTTGAGCATGGAGATTTCCCGTTTGCAGATGAATTGCTGCAAAGCATCAAATCTCAGAAAGAGCAACTGGAGCAGGGCAAAATACCTGAAGGTATCTCTCCTCAGTTACTTCAACAGGCGCAGCAGGGTACAAATATAAATGCAGTAAACCAGTTATATGATGCAATGAGAGCTGCTTAAATCAAAGGGGCACATCCATCGGATATGCCCCTTTTTTTATTCTTTGGATAGTTGCTCACATTCTATCCATGTTTCTTCCGTATCGTCAAAGCGAACGGTGCAACCATACCCATCGCTATCTACCTCCAATACTGTTCCGGTATGTCCATTATCATTGCACATGATTCGGTCACCGGTTTTCAATTTATGGATATTGTCAAGTGCAAGAGGGTCGTTCGTCAGTGTGACAATGCCATCAATGTTTCCGTATTTTCCCATTTTCTTTTGACTTTTTCAGCGAATTAACCCATGAAAAATATTGTTTACGTTTCAATGTCATAACAACCGAAGGAAGCGTGCCTGAACCGTTTTTGTAGGGGGTACAGTAGAAACATTCGCATTCGAGGTCACTCACGAACGTATTGTGATTGATGTAGCCTTTCTGTTTCAACTTGCGGAAGTTCTTTCTATCCATAATGATAAGCTGTCCTTTTTTTCCACCAGCAGGCATAACGTAGTAACGTTCTCCGGTTTCTTTGTGTTTTTCGTCCGCTTGTCTGATCGCTTCACGTAAACGAAGCGAAGCACTGATTCTTTTGAAAATGTTCATAGTTCCTTGTTTTTAAATTAAACTTATATTGTTGCTGCCGAGACAGCTTTCTTTTTCCTGACTTTAAATCTCCCGATGCGTGGTACAATCTTCGGTATCTCCATTTCAAAGAAGCAGATGTGCAGACCTATGGCACGCGTCATCAACAGGTCGTCATGCTTTCCGCTAATTGCCCCGAAGGCACCGTTCGGTTTCTTTTCATAACATAGGTATTCGTCCAAACAACGCTCATCACGTTCTGTGTACATATTCTCACGAATAACCTTAACCAACGTTGAAATAATCATCGGTTTAGTGGATACATTGGTATGGAAGCCGTATTTGGTTGGCAAGCCCTCACGTATGGCTTCTTCGGACTGGCTACGTGCATAGAGGTTAGGATAAATCTCCTTAATCTGATTAAGGATGAACTGTGACTGGTCTCCATCCACCTGCCGCTCCTTGTCATGCGTTTCCAACGTGTTACTTTCTATCACCAAAAGTGAATTGTCATAAAAAGCCGCTATTTGTGCTGCTTTCCATGCAAGTTGGTCAATGTCACAATGCCCATACCATTGCGCCACTACAACGGGTTTTCCACCATCAGCCATGAATAAACGGTCAAGCACAAGAATAACAGAGAAGTCTGCTTTATTGGAACGTCCTCCGACATCGACAATAGTCAAATAACGGTTGGTGACAACTTCCTTTTCATCTATTTCGGGCAATTCCCAAATATGTAACAACCCCTGTTTGTCTTTCACAAAACGCAAGTTCTGCAGAGCGTTCTTGCCCTCATCCGCATCGGCACAGACTTCGCCGACATATTTAGGCTTCTTGCAGGTCTTGCGCATTGCATCGACCTTGTATTTGTCGAACACACGTGCTCCCGAATGTACGAAGGCTTCCACATCATCAGACGGAAATTCGGCCGCCATCTGTCCATGGTCGTTATACTTCCTGCGTTCGGCTATATACCAATGGATAGCTTCGAGCGTAGCACCTTTTTCCCACAGCGACCAAAGATACTTACCGCATTCCTCACGTTCGGAATCTGTATTTTCATTGTCCCGGTTCTGATAAAGCCATTCTGCAAAATCCCATTTTTCTTTGTCCGAATCAAAAGCGAGCGTATATTGTTCGATGTCGAACCATGAAACGAACATAGCCTCAAATTGGGATTCCCCTTCCTTTGCGGCTGTATATTCCCTGTGGAAGAAGTTGCCTGTACCATTTGCCGTACTTTCATAAACAATCATGGTGTAGGGCTTGAGCAGGATACCCGAACAGGCAGAGCGCACAATATCTTCCGGCTTCTTACCTTCCGTTGCTTTCCATATTCCCACTTCTGAAAGGTGTACAAGATTATAGTCTCCACCTCGGCAACTGTCCGGACGTTCCGCTGTACCAATCTTGATTTTGCAGTTTCGTTGCGGCACACGGTATATACTTCCGGACTTACCCACTCCTACAAGTTTCGGTTCATTCTCATCGTAGAGTTCATCAATTCTGTGAAGCATTTCGACCGGATAACTCTTAATCATCCTGTCGAACATATCCTTGATTTCATCAGAACCGGCACCTTGATGTGCGATGATGAGCGAGTTCAATCCGGTTTTGTGAAGAAGTTGCAACCATGCCATATAAAGCTGCGAAGTGGTAGAACCACCCCATTGACGTGCTTTAAGCAGGATGATACGTATTGGTTTTCCGGCAATACGCAATTTTTCAAGCCGTTCTACAAATCGGCGTTGCGGTCTTGTCAGACGGAACAGTACATCCTCTCCACCACCTTTCTTCTTGATGTATACAAGCGTTGCCGCCCAAAACGGAAAGTCCTCACGATTGCGTATGCGTACAAACTGCTCTATAACCTTCAGGCGATCATCCTGATTGTCTTCCACGCCCATGTAGTCCGTGAGGAATTTGGAAATAGAACCAGCTTCGATGAGTTGGCGTACAAGCGGTACTTTCATGATACGTTCCGGCAACCACTGGGTATGTATAGGAAAGTCACTAATGGTACACTTTACACGCTTACCGACAGAGCCTTCTCCGGTAATTGGATTGAATTTTGCATAAACAATCGCATTACGCCGTTCGTTCTCTGTCAATATATCGTTAATGGCTTCTATGTCTATACTGCCTTTAACCATGTGATTTCTTTATTACCGGTTTGTTAAGCAGAGCCACAAGAACCCCTGAAACATAACACCAAAGGTGCAATACCGCATTGGTGTTAGGAAGCAAGAAACCTGCTGCAAGGTAGAATATCATCCATGACTGATAGTATCGTTTGCGCAATACCTCGAACGAGATTGAGCCGAACAGGGCAAATACCATCCCCGACAACCCCACCGTCGGCGAATCCATTGCCATAAAATATCCGAGAGTGTCAACTGGAACAAAAACAGCAATCATATAGGCTGACAGCAATCTCCCTATTCCGATATCGTAGATGAAAACCACCGACAACAAGCACCATGAGTTGAGCAAAGCGTGAAAGGTATTTGCATGGAAGAACGGGTACAACAAACGTCCTTGCATATTACTTCCATCGTAAATGCCAACGTTTTGCCAATCCCATATTTTGAAAAATGACAAACATATAACCACAGCAGCAATTACAAGAGCTGCAACCTTTTCCACTTTTCTTGTATCCATCGCTTCTTAGCCTTACATATCATCATCTTGGCACTTCCCGGCGTCAGGTAAAACTTGGGTGCCGGTTGTGCGATTACTTTGGAACAGAGTTCTGAAACAGTCAAATCGGGGTATTCCACTTTCAGTTTAAGCACCCGTGCGTATATCTCCTCGTACATTTCTTTCCTCAACGGCCACATTGCGCTTAAGTTATCATCCCCTCTCATTATTGATGAAATGACTAATGCTGCACGGATGTCGCTTACCCAAAACCTGCGGGAAGGCATATTGACTATTGCGTTGTACACTTCGGGCATACGGATGTAATCACACGATGAAATGTATTCATCGTATGCCCTCATCAAGTCGTCCATGCGCTCTTGTGAGTATTCCATAATTGCTCCCTTGTGCTTCATTCTACCTATCTACCTGTGTTTCAAAGTTACCAATAGGTGCGTAAAAAGATAAACGTGCTATTCCTGTTTCCCTCACTATTTTTGCCTTATTGATAAGAGTCAAAATTTAAATTATTCAATTATGCCTAATAATACGGAAGTTAAGAGCAATCGCGAGCGATACACGGAGCGATTGAAAGCAAAGTATCCGGACAAGGAATTTGCCGATGATGAAGCGTTATTCGGTCAAATCAATGACGATTACGATGGTTACGACAAGGAATTGTCCGGTTATAGGGAACGTGAAAAAGCGCTGTCCGACCTGTTTGCAAGCAACCCGCAAAGTGCCGCTTTCCTTACTGACTGGCGCAAGGGAGAAGACCCTATTGTCGGAATGGTCCGCAAGTTCGGAGACGATTTCAAAGCCGCGCTTGAGGACCCCGAAAAGCAGGAGGCACTTGCTGCTGCCAACAAGGAATTTGCAGAACGCATTGCCCAAGAGAAAGAGTATGAGGGAGAGTATCAAAAGAACATCAACGAAACCCTGACCACCCTTGAAACCATGCAGCAGGAAGAAGGACTGCCGGATGAGGACATCGACAGCGCAATGGATTTCCTTGTAGGCATTGTACGTGACGGAATCATGGGCAAGTTTACACGTGAAAGCATAGAAATGGCCATAAAAGCAATCAGGCACGACAGCGATGTTGAAGCTGCCGGACACGAGGGTGAAGTAAAGGGGCGCAACAGCAAGATTGAAGAAAAGCTACGCAAAGCAGGCAAAAATGACGGTACAGCCGACCTTGCCGGTAAAAACGGTGGCGGCAGTGGCGGTTCACGGCAGATGCCTGACCTCGGTGCAATCGGGCGTTATGATGGTACACAGAACATCTGGGAGCGTGGCGGTGAAAAACGCAAGGCGATAAACAGATAAATATAAACCAATTACATTTTTAACTTTTAAAATTTCGAGCAATGAAGAAAACAATGAGTTTCTTTTGTCGCATTACGCTGATGATATTGGCGTTTGTGACGGGTGCATCAAGCGGTGTCATGATGGCAGAAGCATCGAACCTGCCTGATGCGGGTAGAAC